GCGTTTTTTGTGTATGTTTTCGTATAGTCCAGCCATATCACCATTTCACCTTGTTTGCCCAGTATGCGGCACTCATCTTTCCTTTAGCAATGTTCTTAGAGTGTCTAGCCTTAAAGGACTTACGCCTTGCCTTTTCTTTAGCAGTCTTAGGATCTTTTCCAGCACCGCTGACTCCCTGTTGTCCAAATCGTATAGTCTTAACTTTGTCACCCTCTTTAGCCACAACTACGTGTGACTTTGAGGGGTGATTAGGCGTCCTCTTCGGCTTGTTGTACCCGCTTACCCCTGCTCTTGCTAGCCGTGGGTCTTTTTTCTGTGGCATTAATCTTCTCCTCCAGTTCATTGAGTTTCGCCTGTAGCCGCTCTATTTTGTCGAAATGATCCTTGAACGCCTCGTTAATCTGCTTGAGAAAGTTGTTCATTTCGGTTTGTGTCATAATCATGTGTAATTATTCCTTAAGCGGGTTTAGTGGGCCAAATTACAGAATACGGAAATCCTTCTTGGGCTGGCAAGTCTCGCAAATCTTGTCTGTACGTAACCATTTCTGTTGTCATAGTTACGTCAGTTCCTGCACACCAATCTGTTTGTGCTAACCGTTGATTTCTAAGATCACGCATTTGACTGGCTTTAGTGGCAGTGTCAGCCGTAATTTCATCTGTTGTTTTGTCTACGATGCTTTTGGTCAACACCCAACTACCGTTTATCAGTGACGGTTGAGATGAAACAACCATTTTTTGAGTAGCAGAATCATATTCTGGTGCTGGCTCGTACCCAACAGGATAAACGTCATAAGCAACTAGCGTTTCGTCCGAAATTTCTGCGGGAAAAGAAATAGTTGGATTGTCAGCACGAAACTGCTCTATGCTATACGGGTACTCAACTATTTGATCGTTTGCTGTTTTTACAAACATTGATTACTCCTACTCAATTATGTATTGGTAAATATCGTCGGTTATCCGGTCTAGAACATACATTTGCGTCCCGTCGGTCTTAAAAAACAAGCCGGTTGGGGTTGTCCCTAATACTGCTTTTTGTTGTGAATAACTTGCAGTACTAATGTCCCATGCAGTGCTTAAGTTGTATTCGCTTACGGCTTTGTTTGTCGATTGACCCAACACATACATTTTGGTGCCGTCAGGTTTGAACCGTAATTCGCTTGGTTCGGTGAACTGGCCGCTAACAGAAAACGATTGAGTAAAACTAGCAGTGCTAATGTCCCACGCGGTGCTTAAACTATATTGATGTACGGCATCGCTTGAAACTCCCGTAATATACATTTCAGTACCGTCAGATTTAAAATCAACACCTGTAGGATTCAACTCTTTCGCCGCAATAGAGAAGTTCCGCACGTAACTCAAAGTGCTTATATCCCACGCTGTTGATAAGCTATATTGATTTACATCATCACCAGTAAGCCCTAGCACGTACACTGCTGTACCGTCTGATTTTATATAAAGTCCTTGGGGGCTGGTATCTTGAGCGCCTACCGAAGCTTGCTGAGAATACGTTGCAGTATTTATGTCCCATGCAGTACTTAAATTGTATTCGTCGATAGCGACCCCACCGCCGCCCACAACATACATTTTGGTGCCGTCTGATTTAAATGCTAATGAGTTAGGACTAGCCTCTTGGCTTGCAACATTAAATACTTTTTTCCCAAGATTGTATTGATTTATATCATCGCCTAACGAACCGACTACATACATCGTTAAACCGTTTGGCCTAAAAAACATCCCCCTTGGGTACGTCTCTTCCGTGGATACAGAAAAGTTTTGCGAGTAGCTTGCAGTGCTAACGTCCCATGCAGTACTTAAATTATATTCATTGACATCATCGCCCGACGTTCCAATGATGTACATCTTGGTTCCGTCAGATTTAAAATGCACATCTTGAGGTGCGGCTTCTTGCGCGGCTACAGAAAAGTTTTGGGAGTAGCTTGCTGTGCTTAAATCCCAGCCTGTGCTTAACGTGTATTCATTAACATCGTCGCCAGTTTGACCAGTTACATACAACTTTGTACCGTCTGATTTAAAAAACAATCCTCTTGGGCTTGTTTCTTGGCCCTGAACACTAAACGTGGTATTAGAAAAACTAGCGGTGCTTATGTCCCACGCAGTGCTTAGATCGTATTCGTTAACGTCGTCACCCGCAAAGCCTATGATGTACATTTTGGTTCCATCTGGCTTAAATACCAAACCTGAAGGGTAAATTTCTTGGGAGCCTACGGAAAATGATGTCGTATATGAGCTAGTCGTTATGTCCCAAGCTGTTGATAAGCTATGCTCGTATATAGCATTGCTATTATAAGCAATCGTATACAGTTTAGTGCCGTCTGTTTTAAAGGCTACGCCAAACGGGTCAGTTCCAAAGGTTCCAGATTGTGTGCTTACATACGTAGCTGTACTAACGTCCCACGCGTTTGCTGAATCACTCTCTAATTCGGCATAAGAAATATCCCACGCATTAGAGGAAGGAGGCGTTCCACCACTAACATTACCAGCGGCAGATGCCAACGTCATTGCTAGCTCACTCATGCGTAGCTACCTACGTAAGCTCCATACAGCGTTGTGCTAACTTTCCATAGCACAAGCGTATCCTTGGCTGTAAGCGTCGGAGCAGAGTTACCAGAACTTGTAACCCACGTTATCGTAGGCCATATAATCGTGTAAGATGCACCACCCTCCAGCATTAGAACCACACTTTCGCCAGAAGCTAACGTCTCCGTAAACGTTGTATTAGCCGCTACAGTTTTTGTTTGGATGCCGCCGTTTGTTGGATCGATGGCTGTACCAGTGAGCGAATAAACCGTGTTGATTCCCTGCTCTATCCACTCGTAATCAGAGCCGTTCCAGCTAAGTATTTCGTTACTTGCCGCAGTGCTTTGGTTTAAATGTGTATTTACATCACTGTCGGTGTAATTGTTGTATGTACCAAAGTCGCTAATCTGACTCTCTGTTATTGAAAGCGCCGCCTGATGTGCTGTAACATCGCTTTGAGTTACTGTGTAACTTGTTAGGTAGCTAGACAAGTCTGGGGGTGTGTAACTAAATACACCTGTTGAATTATTGTAGCTTAGGGCGGCAGTACCAGCGGCGTTAGTCGTAACAGAAAGATCAGTTAAGGCAATGCCGCTAGAATCAGTAGAGTTTACCCATGTTGTACCGTTGTACTTGAGTACTTGCCCATTGGATGCTGATGTAATTGTTACATCTGAAACATCATTCAATGCCACACTGGTCAAGTAACTTCCCAAGTCACTAATCTGCGCCTCTGTAATAGACAAAGCCGCTTGGTGTGCAGTTACGTCACTTTGTGTAACTGTGTAGCTCGTAAGATAACTAGATAAGTCTGGTGGGGTATAGCTAAATACGCCTGTCGTATTGTTGTAGCTAAGAGCCGCAGTACCTGCTGTATTCGTAGTTACTGACAGATCTGTGAGCGCAATACCACCACCTCCGCCTCCACCGGATATTGTTCCGGGTTGGAAACGGTTGTCTGTAGCGTTCCAAACAAGGGCTTGTCCGTTGGACGGTGCGTTGTCTCCCGTAACTTTTACATCTGTGAGGTCGCTGATTCTTGTAGCGCCTCTGTGTAAAACGGTGTGACTACCACCGCCTTTGCCATTTCCTTCTGTTTTAACAACAGGTAAGCGAATTGTTTGAGAAGTCCCATCTGATAAATTAAACGTAAGGCTTCCGTCAATTTTGTCACTTTCTATCTTTGAAACACTAGCACCCTGCTCACCTTTAGGGCCTGTATCACCTTTAGGGCCTTGAGGACCTTGAGGACCTACTTCGCCTTTGGGTCCTTGTGGACCTGTAGCGCCTTTTTCGCCCTTATCGCCTTTGGGGCCTTTCGCACCAGCAGGACCCGGATCGCCTTTAATCGACCCAAGTTCTGTGGCAATCTTAGCTAATGCGGCGGCAACAACTAATTCAGACATAATTTACCCCATCAACTGTTTTAAAAGTTGCTGTTCAATTTCAGCATTAGGATTTGGTTTTGGTTGCTCTTTAGGTTTTGATTTATCAACAAGCTCTTTTTCTTTCAGAGCTACTTCAGCAATCTTTAGCCTACGCTCAAACTCTTTATCGTCTTCGTCACCTTCTCTGAGGTTTCGTGTGATTGCTTCGATCTTCTCAATCTCAAGCTCCTGCGGTGCAAGTTGTGTTTCCACACTGTACTTACCGGCTCTAGCCTGAGACTCTGCGGCCTGACCCTGTAGAGCGGCAGTCTGCGCTTGCTGGAACTCAAGCTGTGCTTGTTGTGCCACCATAGCCATCTGCTGTGCTTGAGGATCAGGTTGTGAAGCCTGTTGCATTGCCGCAATAAGCTCCTCACGGTTACTGAGGTTCATGTTATCAATGATGCTCTGGATCAGCACAGGGTACAGTGGGCTGTCTTGCTTCATAGTCTGCAAGAGTTGCACCAACTGTGTAACCTCGTACTCACGAGCGATGATACCCAGAGTACTCGTAGCGTTGAACTTGTAGTCAGCTACGGGGTAGTTCTCAGGGTCAAACTGCATGTATCGGTGTGCGGCTTTGGTTACAAAGGGCAGTAAGAAAGACTGCTGGAAGTTTATAAGAGTGCGCTTATGCCGCTTAATAATAGCACCAAGAGACATACTAATGCCAGCGGCAGTAGCTTCACCATTGACTTGTCCCGCAATGCCAGCGGAATCCACGGCTCCAGTTGCTTGTTGCACCATCTGTTGAAGGCTAGCGGCTTGTGCAAAAGTGATTTGCCCCACTTGCCCAAAGTTGAAAGGTTGAAGTACTTCACGGGGATCTCCGTTAGTTAGTATCATCTTGCCGGGGCGAACTTCTGGTCTAGCGCCTCTGGGCAACCTAGTTGCGTCAATCGCCAGCATAGGATGAATAGTGAGTGACAGGGCGTCAATACGTGCGCGTAGCTCTGTGTCTAGAGCCTTCTGGCTGTTGTAGCCCTTCTCGCACACGCCTCTGCCCCAGAACCGTCCGGGTACTACGTCCCAAGGGAACGCAACAACAGGACGATCTTGCATCATGTAAGGGTTGGCTTCTGCCTTCAATAGCGTACCGCCGTTAGCGATAACGACGATAGCCTCAACGTACTTTGACTCATCGTCTACGTCTACGTCTTCAGCCTCTAGCAACTCACGAGGCACTAAACCGTAGTACTTGGTCAGTCGTACCTTGTCGTCGTTGTAGATCGTTAAGTCTTGGTCAGGCTCTAGGTCGTTGTCAGGGGCCGCAGACTCAATGTAAGCGTCCCTGTACACGCCTTGCTCCTGTAGTAGCTCTACACTGTGCTTGGACACAAACTCGTCCACAGCAACACCCATAGCGTCCTCAACGGACGTAGCCACAGGGTCAATCAGGAAGTTCTGAGGCAACACGGGCTTCAGCTTTACTACAACCCTGTCGGTGATGTTAACACCCACGGCAGTCAACTGTCCGTCCATGATCGGCTGTGTGGCTGGAGCCATCTCCTTGATCTCTTCCAGCGTGATCTCACCGATACCTGTGCCAAACACAGCGGCGTTGATGAGGCACTCTGCTACAGCCTTACGTACCTTACAGGCTTCAAAGTCTTCAGTGAGCTTCTTGCGGAGGTACAGGATGTCCTGCTTGTCTTTGTCGTTTGCATCATCAGAAATGTCAAACCACTTACCTCTGCCAAACGTGGCTTCCTCTAGCTCCGCTACGTTAGACTCTACAGCTTGCTGAAGCGCAGGAGAGATAATTCTAGAACGTTCCGATGCTCTTTCGGTGTCAGCAGGGTCCCATTGACCTCGCCATAGCCTATAGTATTCTTCAAATTTTTCTTCGTAGTTTGACTCATAGTGATCTCTCCAGTTTTCACACTTGGTCATCACCCACTCTTCCAGAGACTCCTCTATCATCAGAGGATCTGGGCTGTAAATATCTTCTGCCATCTTAGGTTCCTTAAATTACAGCAATGGAGTACCCTAGTGTAAAAAACACTACAGCACTGATTGCGTATATTCCGTAGGTATTGAAGGGTCTGAAAACTTTCATCTAGTATCCTGCTACTACGTCTAGTATCTCGTGGTCGTCAATCTCAAAGTCGTAACTGTACGCTACCTTAGCTAGCTGATCTATGTACGCTAGTGCGTCAACCAAGTCGTCGTGGGTTAGTGCGTCTGGAAACTGAAAGAGTTGGTCCAAGAACCTACTGTTCCACTCTCCTTTGCTTAGGGTTACAAACCCGTTTTCAAAACGTCCCTGTAGAGCCCACATCACCCTGTCGGTTTTCTTCTTGTTACCGTGGGTTAACTCTTCTACCCTGAAGAACTGCCCGTAGCGTTTCATCAGATCCATCAGTGGACTCATTACAGCTTGCTTGGCAATCCCTCGTTCAATACCAACGCTAATGGGTCTGTAGTCTCTAACGGCCTGAAATATCTTGGCGGCAGTCTCGTTAAGCTCCCACCGCCCATGTATAATGTTATCAACGTACCAACCATCAGTACCAACTT